ACGTTATCTAAAGGGTTTAAGCCATCTAAATTCCTAATACTCTCTACACTTAAACTTGATGCACTAAACCCATTTGATAGGGTTATTGTGGTATCAGAGTTTATATCTTCTAATATCAAATCACTTATAGTTTCAGCACGTTTATAACCAAAGTTAGCATTTTTTGTAATAATATCAACTGTGATACTAATACTATTTGTATAACCTGCTTTGCCTTGATCTTGGCTTGATGTCCTACCAGTCATAACAATATATTCGTCACCCGCACCATCTGGAGCAAAGCCATCGTAAACTACCAATCCGCTTGCACTTGTCAAGTTGGTATAAAACCACTTCTTTATCTCAATATTAGGATTTAACATTCTTCAATACGTTTAATATATTCTTAATCAATTTTGGCTTCTCTGTTTGAAACGCTGGTATTAAAAAAGGTTGAGGACGCATCCCTTTCCTTAATATGCTTAAAGCTATTGCATAAGCTATTGACTTGTCTTTGCCTCCACCGATTCCCTTTCTTCTTACCCATAATGTCAAAGCTTGTACCATATCTTTAAAAGTACCAGCCTTTTTACCTTTAAACCCACTTGCCAAGTCCTCAAATCCAGCTGGTATGCTTACCTTGCCACCTGTCCCAAATTCTACATAAGGAGCATAAGATGCATTTGAACCAACTGTATAAACAATCCCCTTTTCAACTTTTCGCTCTTTTAAGTAAATGCTATTCCTTAATTGACCAAAGTTAACGGGCGCTAATCTCTTTGCTCCAGATTGAATATTTAAAGCTGAAGCGTTAATTTCATCCTTTACTTGTTGTTGCACCTTAGCATCTAAAGTATCAAGTTTTTTTAACACATCCGATAAGTTGCCTATGTCAAAAGTAAAGCCAGCCATTATTTATAAATTATTAACTCCAAGAACCTATTTTGGTTCTCTACGTTCTTAATGGAATGTATTGTAAATCTATGTCCTTCAACCTCTACTTCGTAGGAATCGTTTATGTTAACCCCAAAACGAATATAGAGCCTATTCCTTTGGTCAAATTGCAATTCCAAGTCATCTATTGCACGATTTTGATTATCTGGTCTTAAATCGCCCCAAACTGTGCTTTGTAGGGCAAATGTGGTAGTGAAGCCACCTTGACCATCACTTGTCCTTGTTGGAGCATAGATTCCAACCTCACGGGTCATCGTGTTGGCATCAATATAGTTTGCTTTCGCTTTACCTAATTTCATATTATAATATTGGGCTTAATCTTGTCCATCTTTGACACGCTTTCCAAGACTTCTCACAAATACCAGTATCACTATCCAAGCCTCTATTCTCATAGTCATAAGAGATTTGATCTAATATGGCTAATTTAAGGTCTTTAGGAATGGTTGTATAACCAGCTCTATAAGTAGCTTTTAAGTTTACATATCTTGGAAAAACTAACTTAGGGAATTGATTGCCTATTAATTGTAGGTTTGTTCCTGTAATCTCTAAGGCATCTTGCTCCATATCAAACAAATCAAAAGTCGCAATGTCAACTGGTCCAAAAGGAATATCAAAATTGCCACTTACATTGCTAAAATATGTAGTGATGTCTTTCGGTATCAAACTCAATCCAGTTGCCACTTCGATAGCTTCTCTTGCTTGTGTAATCATTAAAGTAATCAAAGTATCTTCAGCACTTGTTGTAATACGGCAATATAATTTTGCCTCTGCTAAAGTAACTGGTTCAACTATTGGTGCTACTGGAACCGCACTAAAGTCATTAATATAATTAGAATAAGACATATCCTTTTTTTACAAAATTACTTAATTTATTCCAATAAAAAACCCCCACCGAATAGGTAGGGGTCATTATTTACTAAACCTTTAGAACTATACGTTACCGAAGTCTGCATAGATAGCAGATGTAGATAACATTAAGTTGATGTCTTCGTAACACTCAATACGAGCAGTTACCAAGTTCTTTTGGAAGTTTTCGCCATTCTCATAAGAGAACTCGATAGCCAATCCTTCAACCTCAACTCTTTCTAAGTAGCTTGAATCAAAGATTAATACTTTGTCATCGGTTACCCAAGAAGCAGAGATAATTGGAGTACCCCAGATTGTCATTCCACCATTTGGAGAAACAACAACTGAACCATTGCCAGGGAAATATCCAGCAGCAATTGTAGCCTTCAATAAACGAGCCATTTGCTTGTCGCTAACTAAAGCATAAGAAGAAACGAAGTTTGCACTCTTTTGGTTACCGATGTAATCGATTAACGCTAACAAATCGTTAGTTTCAGCAGTTGTAGTTGAACCAGTTGCAGCAGCAGATACAGTTCCAAAGAAAGATGCGTTCTCAGCCTTGAAGAAATCTCTTTGTAACATTCTTGGTAAAGTCTGTGTCATAAATGGTAAAGACTTCAACATTTGCTTAGAGAAAGTAGAGAAACCAGCTAAATAATCGTTTACAACTTTAACCTCTGTTAAGCTATAATCGTTCTCACCTTTGTTTGAACCTTCAGTTTGAGCAGCAATGTTGTTAGTTAAACCAGCGTTCTCACGATAGTAAACATACAATCCAGTTTCGCTTCTAACAGTAGGGATCAAATCTCTAAAATTTAAAGATTGTGCTGGTTGGATAGCTGGGTTCGGAGCATAAGACGCTTGAGAATCACCAGTTAAGTTACCGCTTAAAGTCATTGTTTTAACGTCGCTTAAATCTAAACGGAATTTACCATTTGTCTTTAATGACTTCTCCATTGCGTCGAAATTACCATCTAATTTTTCTAAGATAACTTCATCCATAAATTTAACTTCTTTCTTAGCAGCTTTCTTTTGTGCAGCTAATTGTCCGTCAATTTGTTTTTGTAACTCGTCTTTTACAACAGTTACTTGCGCAGCCACCTCTTTAATTTGAGCCTCTGCGTTAGCTTGAAAACCTTTTAGGTTCTCAGCCATTTCATTGATTAAATTTTCCATTTTTACTTTTTAAATAGATTGTTAAATTGTTTAATTGCCTTTAATACTTCTTCGTTATTATTTTCTTCAACAACTGGTGTCGGCTCAACTGCTTCAGCGGGTTGAGTGATTGTTTCAGTAATTTCCAAAGCCAATAATTCAGCTTGTATTTGTTTTATTTGAATCTCCATCAAAGCAAAGGTGTCGTCTGTAAATGTTCCACCTCTAAATGCCTTGATTAAGTTTTCTAATCTCATAGATAAATTCTCTTTAGTTTCTTTGAACTCACCCTTGAAACCCAATGTTGGAGTTTCTGGGTTTGCACCCCAAAGAACCGCCGAGCCTTCATATAGTTTTAATTCGGTAATTGTACGCACTCCAGTCTTTTGGTTAACATCGGACTTTAACGTACTAAAACCAATTGAGTGTTGATTGATTAAACCAGCTTCATATAACTTGATAGCATCTTCGCCACATTCAGTTTCTATTAAGTCGGTAACCGCAACAAGCATATCGTCTTCGATATATAACTCTTTAGGCTTACCTAAAGTGTGTGCCATGTCTGCTTTGTGATCTACTAAAGACCAAATCATATTCTTGCCTTTTGGTCCACGTTCTTTGATAGTCTTAGTAAACGCTTCAGCAACGATAATATCGTTATCCAAATCCACGTTACCAATCCTTGACCAACACGCTTTTACTGTTCTTGATTCTGGCTCTATGTCCAAAATCATATCATTGTAGCTTTTGTTTTCAATCTTACTCATATAACAAAGTTATTAATTTTTTTTAATCTGCTAACAAATCTCTTATTAAATTAGATATTTGCATCAAAGCAACGTTATTTATTAAATTCCATACCAACCCCATATCTCCTCTTGGCGGGTTATTTTGCAACGTTTTAGGCTTGCCATCTTCACCTCGCACTGCTTCATAACCTAACGTACAACGGCAGTTGATAACATCGCCAGCACTTCCACTTGGGTCGCAAGGATGTAACATTTGCTCAAAACCTCCATTCTTAGTTTTAACATTAAATTTTTCATCGTAAGGTACTTTTATTCCGTCCATGTGATAATGGTCAAACATATCTCTTGGTACACGTCTTGTTCGGTTATCCCTCGCTGCTATCCACTCTTTCATAGTTACAAGTCCAGTTGCAGCCGTGCCAACCATTGAGCCAATGTTCGCTGCTCTGCCTGTTTCTGTTCTTGCTATCATCTCCGCTCTGTAATCTGTTATCCCAGCTTTTCTTAATAGCTTTATTGTTTCTTGCATCGTCAACCCTTCTTCAACCGACTTCATCAAGTATTGTTGAATTTGGTTTTTAGTTGTTTGAGTTATCTCTGCTGCTATGTTATCTAAGCCTTTTAGTTCAAGGTAAGTCAACATAACATAAGTAAATAAATCCGTTTGCTTACTCTTAAACTCCTCTGGTCCGTAATATCCTTTAACAGACTTAGATACGTTCTTCTCGGCAATTTGTGCCATCTTAACCCCCATTGCAATATGAAGGTTTTGGATGGTCTTTTTTATCTTCTTGTCGCTTATAGCGTTTAAATCTTGGGTATCGCAATAAGTATCTACTTGCCTTTGTAGTTCTTTTTTGAACTTAGGCGAATAGGTCTTTAATGCGTTTGCATACAACTTTTTATAGTCGCTCCAAATCATTATGCATCTAATTTTTCAAGTAACTTACCTGCTGCATTAAATACATCTGTTTGATCTTGTTGACCTGCTCTTTGTCTAATAGCAATAAGTCCAGTTCTGTCAACGTTTACAAAATCACTTGTATAAATGTAGTGCCAATGCTCTTTAGTGTCCATATCTGCGTTTGCATCAATGCCTAAAAACCATTTCCCATAAGCAGCCATTCCATTTTCCTCAATGTATGCGTTTTCCTCACTTGCAGATGGTGGATTCCAACTTCTTGAACTAATTACTTTGCCTTGACCAATCAATGAAGCAGCTTGTGTAATACCACTACGATTGATGCCTGTTGTTTTCTTTATTTCGCTTATTAACTGCTTAGCTAACTCTACGAACTTTTGTGCGTAATTCATATTTATTTATTTGGATTGTATGCCCAGTTCTTTAAGGATATATCCCTCTTAGATGGGCAAGTTTTGTTTACAGGTTGCCCTTGCTCCATATTCTTCATTCTACTAACAAAGCTAATT